GGTGGCTGGATTTGAAATCGTTACCGCTCCCGATGCAACGGTCTTTTGAGCTTCAACATTACCGTCTGCTAAGATAGCAACGACCTTTCCTTCAAGGTGACCTAGTCCTGAGATTTCATCAACTCCTTTAGCCCAACTCGTGGTTGCTACTCCTCTAAAGGCAGTGGGTACATCGCGACCCGCTTTAACGGTGACAACGGTTGCACCTGTATAACCTTGGACAGTACACACTAAAGTCTCGGTTCCTATAGTTAAAGTAAAAGTATTACCAACATCACCAGAAACAAAAGTTGATGCTCCCGCTGTTAGTGTTAGGGTTTCAGTATGCGCCCAGGTTGATCCACCCGATAGAGTCATTGTTGTTGTAGCGGCAGTATGGGTTCCATCATAAGACAGACCTGAGTCAACAAAGAAGGCATCTGCGACATCACTAATAACTCTGGTTTCCATTCTTTCTATATATCTCTTTGTGGCCCCGCCAATTGTTCTATTAACAACAAAATAGGTAGCGTCTTCATCACCTTCAGCAATCGTACAAACACTCTCGTAGGTACCGTCAGTATCATGTCTCGACCAACCCCATACCTCATGTTCTCTAAGATAGGTCAGTGCTGCCATAGTCCCATCACTAAGTACTGTCCAAACAATCGAGCCAGGTGCCTGGGCAAATGCCCATTCTCTAACTGTCTTACCTGCAAACAGATGACTTGAGAGTACTGTTAGATCGTTACCAGTATATGAATCTGAATCCAGTGCGAATGCTAAATCACGAATAATCGAACCTTTCGACTGAATATAGATAATCGTATTACCAATCACTAATGGTGGTGCATCCGCTGATCCACGATAGCCTTGAGGTTTAATCTGAATAGAGGATGGTGTAATCACGCCGTCATTCGCGGTCATTAACCACTCACCACCTGAAGTCAGAATGATCATATCGGATAACGGTACCAGGTGTCTGACTTCATTTACCTGTGATGAGGCAATAGTAAAAGTCACAGCATCGTCATCCCTTAAAGGTTCCGAGACATTGAAGTTGTGATAGTTTCCTGTCTGGCTCATATAGACTTTCTGTGGATCATTATTAGTTTGACCAAAGACTAGTCGTTGTTGATAATAAGTAACTGCTGCGGGATATTCATCGGTGGTATTGAATATAGTCCTTGAGACCGCTGGAGTATCGTTTGCAACAGCCTCTATATTGTTATCCTTGAATGTGGTTGATGTTGAACGTCCAATAAAACCATAGACACCGCCAATCGATTTATAGACATTGTAAGAATTCGCTGCTGAGACTGCACCCCAGGTAATGGTATTGGTAATCGTAGAGGTGAGATTATTATTCGTTATCGAGGTCGCGGAAGAGGCCACACTCTCAGCTCCTGTATCAGTCTCTACTGAAGTAACGACATAGGAATAAGAGGTATCTGGGTTGGAGGCGTCATAGTTTTGTCTGGTTGATGCGACACTTCCAGGTGCCGTCATCGAAGTACCAAAGGTTACTGAGGTCAATGTCCATGCTGTATGAGAAGTTCTTTTAAGTTCTTTCACTGGATGAGTTGGATGACAGATCGTCATCACATCAGCGGATTGGGTAAAACTTAATTCTCCCACTTGTGCATCTGTATAAACGGTTGTAACCGAGACAGGACTTCCACCTGACTCTACTAATCCTCCATCCTTAATAACACGCATAGTTAGGTGGCCAAACTCTAAAACATAGGTTTGTTCGGTATTGAATTCAAAGGGTATTAAACGTGTTGTTTTTGCTGAGATTGCTGTCTCGCAGACAAACTTCGTACCCGCTCTATTGGTTACGCCACCATGAGCCTGGACAATAAAGTTTCTACAAGTTTTAAGACCAACGGCGTATTTAGCAAGATCAACACGAGCGTGTAATGAAGGTGCTAGTTCTCCGCCAGAGAAAGAAGGTTGAATCGTATAGACAGGCATTAACTACGCCCTGAAATCCAACTAGCCTCTTTGTTTCTGTCGATATGAGACTCATTTGAATTGAATGTTTTCGCCTCAGATAGTGTTGATAGGTACATTTGATATGCAGCAGTCATTCTTTTTTCGTCCCTGGTTAGAGGCATTGCTACTTCACTCGCTATCTTCCAAGCTAAAGCGGTAACAAACATGGGATCAAACACCAATGTATTGGTTGCTTTATAAGTATAAATTAGGGTTGCTGTTTCCTGATTAGTAAGGATCACTCTTGAATTGTAAGCATCGCTCAAGCCGACCTCATACTCAATAGGATCACCGTTATCGGTTACCTGGAGTATCTCTCTTATAAAAAGGCAATCATTTGGATAACTGTATCTGTAAGACCAGTTACCTGGTGGAGTACCGACATCAGATAAAGCCAGGTGACGAGTAGCGAAACCCCAAGGGTGCGCTCTCAGTAATGTATCCCTGGTGTCAGCATATAATAAATTACAATGGAACGCCTCTTCAGACTGTTCCGTCAAGGAAGCAATAGTGGCACTGGCGCCGATATGCGAAAGTGCTAAGTTACAAATATCGACTTCACTAGCCATTCTATCTCCTTAATAAATAATACCCTAGTATTTTACTAGGTTATTAAATCTAGGGAACGGTAGGAAGAGAAATATAAAAACCTACCGTACCTCTAGAAATAAATCACACCTTACGTTGCGTCAGGGTATGAAGTGGACTGTTGAGCATCCTTCACGATTGATGCACTTACAGTCATTGTTGGGCTAGACCCACCAACATCGTAGTACAGACGAACATAGCGTTCATTCGTATCAGGTAAACCCAATACTAACTGATCGCCAACGGCAGCAGCCGCAATAGATCGAGATGTTAGTACAGTGGTTGCACTTGAGAATGAAGCATTGTCATCTGTTTGCACCAGAACAGCTAGGGTTGGCGAAGAGCCTCCCATAGCAACGTCAAAGTTCAACGCGATTTTCATTTCCTCTCCTGGGCCAATATCACGATCTGAACCCAGATCGATAAGATTGGTAGAAGCAGCATCAGCCGTTACAGACTGTGCATCGGAAAATTGAAGATTATAATCAATAATCATTTTAGTCTCCTATAATTATTCCTATGCCACAACGGCTTCGGCGTTAGTAATAGCGTCATTACGTCTGAACGGAATACCGTCAAATGACATAACACGCTTGCCCGCAACTTCATCCATACTCAGACGCACATTAGTTGTATTAGTGATCTGTCTGCGAAGCATTGAAGATATAGTTCTATTGCCATAGAATACTGCGCGACCTAATGAAAGGTTAGGCACTAATTCTATCGCTTGAACCATAAGATCAACCAAAGCAGCTGATGAACCAGTAGAACCATCCTTATGTAAGTTAGACACATCGATGTTCGGAATACGAACAACGTAGCGCCAATCTCTTAAAGATACACCGATGTCCCACTTGTAGTGAGTACGGTATCCCTGGTATTTACCGCTTGCAGCATCTTCCAAAGTAACTTCACCAAGGTCGGAATGTGTAATACCAGCCTGTGAACCTTTTGGATAAATACCGTGGCAAGTGTTTGCGCCCCAAACAACCAACCAAACGGATGTGTTGTCTGAACCTGAACCTCCACCAACGATAATGTTGTCACCGCTTTCCGCAGATAGGGAGCTGTAACGTGGTGCTAGACCCATGAACTTCTCAGGATCAGTACCAGTATCACCGTAGAACAGTGTATTGGCCATCTCTTGGTTCATTGACTCTAGGAAAGCACGATCCTCAGAAAGACGGAATGATGCTGTGTTGCCGTTTAAATCAGCTAGGGCCTTATCGACCTCGGCATAAGCTTCAAGCATACCTGCTGTATCAGTTACCTGGACAGTTGTCGATTTGCTTGGTTGAACACCATAGTTCAGTTTACGCCATGTTGAACTTGGCAGCCCTGATCTAATGGTTGTTTTGTGACCTGTTGGAAGATTACCTTCTAAGAACGTCATATCCTCTAAGACTTCATTAGTCTCAGAAAGAAGTTCTACGATAGTATCAATCTTACCATCAGGATCATACCTCTTAGCCACATCGGCTAAAGTAGGATTTGTTGTGGATAATGTTGCCATTATTTTCTCCTGTTATAGTTTTATTGCATTGATGGATAAAGCACAGCTTCACGAGTCTTCGATGTTGTATTGGCCCCGCCAACGACAACTGAATCCTCGGAAATAGCCTTTCCGACACGGTTGAGAAATCGAATCATCTCAGGATGGTTACCCAAACCTGAACTGTCCAACATCTCATTAAACTCAGGGGTTCCGAATGAATCACGAGCCTTAACCGCTATTGAAATGTTCTCATCGAACTTCTCGCCACCGTATTCAGTATCGCTCTTCGCATCTTCCACCCAGGATTTCTGCTGCTCGACCCATTGAGACATCTCTGCCTCTTTCATCTTAGCTACCATGTCCACGCCTCTTTGGGCTTGTTCTTGCGTTAGTTTGTTTTCTTTCGCAAAAGTATGGTAGTCAGATAAGGTCTCATCGTTAAAACTAAAGTCTTCTGGTAAATCAAACACTGAGTATTCCTCTGGGGCGCTCGCCTCTTCGGTTACTTCTTCTTCGTTTGTTTGTCCTTCCTCTGTAGTAGCAGCATCACTCGCCTTCGCATCTGTTGTTGATTCATTAGTTGCTTCAGGTGAGCTTTCTGCCTGCTGTACATCTTCCACATCATCGGTGTTGGCTGTCAGCAAAGTGTCTTCATCAGGCATTCTGATCTCCTTGTTTATTGTTGTTTTCTTTTATCATTAACAAATACATTTCTGCATCTGCTAACAACACTTCATCCACCAGCCATAGGCCTATATTTCTTTGACCCTCGTTAAAGAAAGTCGTACTATTACCAGTGAAACTTGTGCGATACATTCCTGTTTGTTCCAGGATTCTCCAAACTAGGCGTCTACCCCATTGTTTGGAAATCAGAAGACGTAAGTCCTCCAACTCAGTATCGCGAATATTTTTATCTTTCTGTTTCGCACTCTTGACGATCTTTTCGTCTGATGCGTTAAATTCTTTTGACATATATCGGCACTATCTCATAGTTTTTGCAAGTTACCTGCTGTCTACCTTTTTTGTTGCCTCTACTGACACATGAGTGATCTTCATTTTCTTTAGAAACTTCAGTGTTATCAGCATCGATTCGTGTTGTACAAACATCTCCGTATACATAGATTCAAACTTTAAATGTTTAAGTGCTTCAATCGCTTCTTCAATATCTATTTTCATTACCATAAAGAACTTCTGCTTTATCGTTCTTCTGACCAGTGGGAGCATAAGTTAAACACTGACAACTTCCATCTTTGTGGTAATCCAGTTGAATTGTTTTTGCTGCACAATTGCCTTGTTCGTTATACTTACAATCCAAGCATTTACACTTCGCTTCTGTGGCCATTAAGTCAAACCACCAATCATATTGTTCAATAGATTCTCACCACTGGTATCGGTATCACTCATCACCTTGGCTGCCTGGGCGCCTACATTTGCTGTCTGGGCTGCTTGATTAGCTTGTTCCATCATCATCTGTTGTTGTTGCGCCTGTGCTCGTTCTGCTCTAATTTGTTGAACGACATCGTCTGGGACAACGATCTTAGGTGGTACACCAATCATCTCTGCATATTCATCAACTGACTGATCGGCATCGAACTTATCTAAAACATCTGGCTTGGCTGCTGCCATATTGCCAACAAATCCAGCGAGTCTTTCAATAGCTCCAGTACCTATCGCTTTCTGTGCCTGTGCCATCATTGAGATATATTCAACCTTTAAAGTAATACCACCCAACTCTTCAGGAGCTTCTGGTAGTAATTGATTGCGTAACATGATATTGAATGTTCTATCAATTAAAGGATCAAGTAGTTCAGTATGTAGTCTCTCCAATACTGGCCCTAACATCAACAACTTCTCTTCATGCCTTTCGTCTATCTCTCTTGCTGTAATCTGTCTACGATCTGACTGTGTCATCATCTGGAAGAGATCGGAATAAAAACCCTGACGGATACGGTGTTGAGTCTCGGCAATATCCTGTTGAAGTTCACCTAACCTTGGATTGACTTCGTAAGTAGGTCTAAGGCCACCTTGAGTACCTGCCATAGTATCAACATAAGTGACACCTCCTGGT